CCCGCTCATGACCCGGAACGAGTTCGTCCAGGCGTGCGCCGGGTACATCGCGCTTTATGGCGAGGTCGCGATCATCAAGACGCTCTCGCGCGGGCAGGCGGCCGGGACGACCAAGCTCCCCGCCGAACTCTGGCCCGTGAACCCGTCGAACATGACCGAGGTCACGTCCGGCAACAAGATCACCGGCTGGAAATTTAACGCGCAATCCTTCACGCCAGAAGAAGTGATTTTTATTAAAGACTTTAATCCATACTCCGCCTTCCGAGGACTCGCGCCGACCGACGTCTTAAAAAAGATCATCGAGATCGACTGGTCGCAGCTCCTGTACACGAAAGCCTTTTTCGAGAACGACGCGACGCCCGGGTTTATGCTCACAACCGACAAACCGCTGACAGAAAAACAGCGCGACCGAATATCGGAATGGCTGATGAAAGCAACCCGGGGCGCGTCAAAAGCATTCCGCGCGCTGGTGCTGGACAACGGGATCGTCCCAAAACAGGTGAGCTCCACCGCGAAAGACTCGGACCTCGAAGGCCAGAGGAACTACACGCGCGAGGAGATCCTCGGAGTTTTCCGCGCTCCGAAAGCGCTTTTTAATATCACGGACACGCTGAACTACGCGACCTTCATGGGCCAGATGAAAGTATTCTGGATCTACGGCATCGAACCGATCCTCCGGAAACTCGAAGACGCCCTGAACAAACACGTGATCCTGGCATTCAACCCGGCGATCTACTGCGAGTTTGACACCACAAACGTCCCGGCGTTCCAGGAAGACTACAAAGAAAAAGTCACCTCCGCGAAGGTGCTCTTTGACATGGGGTTCACCGCGAACGAAGTGAACGAGAAACTGAATCTCGGGTTTGAACCGAAACCATGGCGCGATCAGTGGTGGGTGAGTTTTGGAATGCTCCCCGCGGATCCTACGCTTGCCGCGGACCTTGCCACGAGCCGCGCGACGGCCGGCGCCCCGGACCCGGAACTGGGCGATAAGACCGCGAAAGGCATCGAGACCTCGTCCCGGCTCTGGAGAGGATTCGTCCGGCTCCACGAATCGATCGAGACCCGGTTTGACAAGAAACTGCAGTCTTATTTTTATCAGCAGCGCGTGAAAGTGCTCCGCGGGGTCAGCGACAAACTCGGGAAAGCGCCGGCGCTGGACATCGAGACGAAACACATCGACTTCGGAATGGACTGGGCAGCGGAAGACGCGGCCTTAAAAAAACTCTCGAGCATTTATCTTTTGCAGGCGATCGAGGCGGGTGCCGAATACGGCTCCGCGCTCGCGAAACAGGATCTACAGCTCGAAGCGGTCCGCTCCGCGCAGGAAACGATGCTCTCCGGGATGACGGCCCGGATCACGCGCGTCAACCGGACGATCCGCCGGCAGTTAAACGAGCGGGTGAACGGAGCGCTGAAGGACGGCATCATGGCCGGGCAGACGATGGACCAGATCGCGGACTCGATCAAGGACTCGGTCCGCGGCTTTTACAACGTCGTCGATTCCCGCGCGAAACTGATCGCCAGGACCGAGGTCACGGGAGCTATGAACGGCGGGTCCCTGCTTTACTACAAGTCGATCGGCGCCACCGGCAAACGCTGGATCACGGCAAACGACGAGCACGTCCGGGACCATCACCGCAAGAACCAGGACGAAGGCACGGTCCCGATCGATGATATTTTTAAGGCGTCAAACATGCAGGCTCCCGGCATCGGGGACGATCCCCGCGAGGTCTGCAATTGCCGCTGTTCCATCGCCCCAACCTTTGACTAAAAAACACGAATAGGAGATTTTGCCATGTCCAAAAAAACGCCGAAAGACGGGAAACAGGAACCGATGAAGATCGCGAAAGTATTCCGCGCCGAGATCAAAGCGATCGACGAGAAAGAATTCACCGTGACCGCGATCGTCTCCACCGACGCCGTGGACCGGGACGGGGAGATCGTGACCCCGGACGCGATCGGGAAACGGGTCGCGCAATATCTCCAGCATCCCGTTCTTTTGTCCAGCCACCGACACGACGATCTCATGAAACAGATCGGCATGGCGGAGGACGTGAAGATCGGAGAAAAAAGCGTGCTCGCGAAATTCAAGTATTTCGTCGGGCAAGGAAACGCCGAAGCGGACTGGGCCTTTAAGCTCGCGCAAAACGGGATCGCCGCGTACTCGATCGGGTTCATGGCGCACAAGTGGGAAGACAAGTCGGGTGACGACGGGATCTGGCGCGTTTACCGCGACGTTGAGCTCGTCGAGATCTCCCAGGTTCTGGTCCCCTCGAACCGGGAAGCATTGAGCGCCCGGCTTGCGAGCACGGACCACGTCGAAAAGGAACTGGTCGAGATGGCGATCAAGACCTTCGACAAACCCGCTGAAGATCCGAAGGAACCCCAGGACCCGCCGAAAGAACCGGCGACCGAGGACCCGAAGCCGGCTGAGGAAGGGCCCGCGGAAGGAACCACGGATCCGGACCCGGCCACCGAGCAAACGGATGAGCTCGCCGAAAAGACCGCGAAAGCGCTTCTCGGCAACGATGCTTTTATTTCAAAGATCGCGGAAGCGGTCGTCACCAGTGTCACCAAAAACAAAAAAAACGCCGGGAAAACGGATGATGGCGAAGAAGGATACTTCGAGGGAATGCTCGGAGACGCGGCCGGAAGGCCTGATGCGGCTCCTAACGGGCAGGACCTGAAATCCTTTTTTGGGGAAAGCGTCAATCGGCATTTCAAAAAGGAGTAAGTCATGGAAGCGTTGAAGAAACAGATCGACGAAGGAATGGCGAGCGTGAAAACTCTCGTCACCGAGCAAGTCGGCAAAGTCGCCGAAGATGTGAAGGGGATCGCCGAGCGCGTGGAGAAACTCGAAAAACTTCCCGCCGCCGGAGCCCCGAACTTGAACCTGAAGTTCGTCAAAGAGTTCAAGGGCTACAACATGGAAAAGCAGGGCGTCGGCACCATGTCGAAGATCAAGGGCCGCGAGCATCTCTTCCCCGCGTTCGCAAACGAGGAAAAGATGTACGAGTACAAGAAGTGGTGCATCACCTTCGCCAAAGCCATGCGCGGCGATGTGCAGTCGAAAATGGAACTGCAGGACATGCAGCGGAAAACAGGTCTCGCCGGCCAGACGGATTCGCTCGGCGGGTATCTCGTTCCCGATGAATTCCAGGCCGATCTCGTCATGCTCGCGCGTGACGTGTCGTTCCTCCTGCAGAACGCAACCGTCGTCCCGATGAGCAAGGACAAACTGCTCCTCCCGACGGAAGCGTCCGTAGTGACGCCGTACTGGGTCGCGGAGAAAACCGCCCCGACCAAGTCGGATCCGTCCTTCGGCCAGGTGAGCCTCGAAGCGAAGAAACTGTTCTGCCTGACGAACCCCGTCGCGCAGGAATTGCTCGATGATTCTGACATCGACATTGTTTCGCTTCTGAACGATCAGATGCAGTACGCCCAGGGCCTCGAGCTTGACAACCAGGCCTTGAACGGAACGGGAAACCCCTGCTCCGGTGTTCTTTCGGCTGCCGCCGGGTTCAGCGTCGTCATGGGAACGGGGCTCGTGAATTTTAGCTCCGTCACCGCCGACCATATCCGCAGCATGATCCGGAAACTGTCCGCCGCAGATGCCGCAGTCGGCACCTTCGTGTACAGCAAGGACGTCCAGTACTACATGGACACCTTGAAGGACACAAACAACCGGTACCTGTACCGGGAACCTTCCGCCGGGCGCCCTGCCGCGCTGTGGAACCGTGACATCATCGAGAGCGTGAAAGCTCCCGCTGAAGCCGCTTCCGCCGTCAGCACGGCCTTCGCCGCGTTCGGGAACTGGAAGTATTTCTACGTCGGACGCCGAAAAGGCGCCATGACGATCGATGTGGATCCGTACACGAACTTCGCGTCGGATCAGCTCGTTTTCCGCATGATCACTCGTTGGGGTCTTGCGATGGCGAGAGCGTCAGCGTTCTGCCGTTTGATTACTGCTGCCAGCTAATCAAGCGCGTTTTATAGACAATGGGGGCGGGTGATGATCTCGCCCGCCCCTTTGTCTTTTTAAAAAAGGGGACATGATGATAAAGAAAATCCTGCTTTTAGGCTCCGCCGGCTACGTCAAGGACTGGTACGCAAAGAACGGCCCGAAGTTCCTCCAGAATGGATTCTCCCTTTATGCCATGAATAACGCCTGGGCCGTGGATCCGGACAACCTCCGCGTGTGGATGCATGCCGAGGACTATCTCATGATCCCCACAAGTATCAAACCGAACGACCAGCAGCGCCAGAAGTGGGTCGAGGTTACGCGCTGGAATGACGTCCCGTTTTTCTACACGAACCGCAAGGGCGGGACCATGCTCCTGAATGCATTATGCCATCTTTTGAACGAACACTTCCGCGGCCCGGACCAGGTGTTTATTGCCGTCGCCGGCGCGGACCAGACGTACGGCGGACCGAAGGACTGGTTCTACGGGACCGGGACCCCGGACCCCATGAAGTTCGGGAAAGAATTTATCCTGGAAAGTCTGCAGCACATCAAGTACGCGTCCGAGAAACTCGGGCATACGATCCTCAATGCCGGCGGCCAGGCCGAGACGCTCCTTCCGTTCGCGAGGTACTCGCTATGAAAGAGACCGTGAAACGCGAAGCCCTGGACCGGCGACTCATGAGCGGCGAACGTCAG